ACGGGTTCAAAGTTAAGACTAATAAAGGGCACGGTGTGCAGTGACTGCTACGCTTTAAAAGGTAACTACACCCGTTATCCAGCAATCATAAAAGCCCAATACAAGCGATTAAACACCATCAAGGACTCACAATGGGTTGACGCATTTAACTACTTGATACGCAATAAAAAGAGTATTACTACATCAAAGGTATTCAGATGGCACGACAGCGGTGATATTCAAAACATAAACCACTTTAATAAGATTATACAAATTGCTGTAGACAATCCGAGTGTGAAGTTTTGGTTACCGACTAAAGAGAGTGAACTAATCAAAAACTTTAATGGTTCAATACCTAAAAACTTAATAATACGCTTAAGCGGTTCAATGGTTGACGGTAAACCACCTATTTACAACCACACATCAACGGTAGTAACTAATAAAGACAATGCAACGTGTAGAAGTTTTGATAATGGCGGTAAATGTGGTTCGTGCCGTATGTGTTGGAACGGTGACGTTGAAACAGTATCATATTTTAAACATTAATTAAGGGGTAACACATGGATAAGACAAAAGAATTAGAATTACAAGCATTTGAAACAATGTTAAAAATAGACAATACCAATAGTGAAACAATTGAAACGGCAACGGGTATATTTAAAGCCTATAACGGCAACTTACAGTTATTCATATTAGAAATGGATAACAGCTACCACCTAAACACGGGAGGGGGTTGTGACGTGTCATGCTTACCAATGGATAATGGGCAACTGTTTACCGTAACAGGTGAGTGTGCGTGTATCTATGCTAATGAAGATGACTTTTGGGCGTGTGAAGGTGACAAATTCATAGAGTACTTCACATTTACTGAAGGGGTAACTAATGAAGACTAAAACAATTGAAACAGTAGTTAACACATTAATGATATTATCCTTGACGGTGTTAGCTTTATATATCTACACGGTTTACCTCTTTTGGATTGAACCGACACTATAATAAACAGTCGAAACAGTAGGGGTTTACCTCTTTTTACCTTTACTGTCTATTAAGGATTAATCACCTTAATACTGATGATGACAGATTTTATCAAGCTTATATAGGGGCTATACAATGACAGACAAACAATTTAAAGAATGCACGGACAATTACATACACATGTTGGTAAACGACCCTTCATTCAGTGAACGTAAACAGCGTGAGCAATTGAGCACGTTAACAGGTTTAACAGGTGAAAGGCTTGATACTTTATACAAGGATATAGGCAAGGCAATTTATAAGCCTATATCTGAAAGTTATAAACAGTCAATCTTTTAAGGCTATGGTAGTTGAGAAGATATAAACAGACAAACAACAAGGGGGTAAACACGGACGATTAATCAAAAGCAATACCAATACAAGGCTAAACAATAATAATGCCTATATGGGCAAATATGGAGCTTGTAGTACAGATCAGTGGATTAGAGGTAACGGATAATACCGCCTACCAGATCTGGCAGCAGGACTACTTAATACTTAATGAGGTACTTAAATGAATATAGATAAAAGTAATAATAAAGATACCAAACTTATAGATGATGTGGTATCATTCGGTGACTTACTTGATAAGCACTATCGGTTAAGGGGGTACAAAGGTTATGAAGACTTTTGTAGTAAAAACAAAGCAACATATAAACATAAACACGAGGATAAATAATGATTGATACTAGTGAGATTTTTGCAAACTTTACAGACGAGCAATCGTGGACTTCAATATTTGACCCATATACATGTGGTTCTGGTATGAGTCAAGTAGATGACATAAAAAGAGAATGGGGAGAGGAAGCCATTAATGATTGGCAAAATCAACTCAAATCTGGAAAACTATATTTAGATTTCTCATCTCCGATGGGTTCTTTCTATCATGATATAGGGTTGCCACAATATATAAATAAAAAGCAATACGAGAAAATGATGGAATTATACAAAGCAACATATAAACATAAACATGAGGATAAATAATGATTGAAGTAATAGACAGAACAAAGCTACTTAGATTGATTGACAATACTAAAGGTAAATTCTTTACTGTGGACTTCACTAAGAAGGACGGAACACTTAGAACAATGACTTGTAGATTAGGTGTTACATCTAAGCTTAAGGGTGGTATCAATAAGGTAGAAAAAGAGAGTAACGCTTACAAGGTTGTATATGAAGCCATTAAAGGTGAGTACAGAACGATAAACCTAAGCACAATCTTTAGAGTACGTGCAGGTGGTACTTACTACACGGTGGAGGATTAATCATGGATACATATACATATAAAGTTGAAGTCACTACAACCTACTCAGAAGAGGTTGATGTAGTAGCTAGAAGTTGGGACGAAGCACAAGAGATAGCCTATGACAGGCACTTTGATATTAATGCGACCAATGTTAAAGTTGGTTCACCATTTAATAAGGAAGTACATACAAGGGTAACAGGAGCAGAACCATGCAAGACTTAATTAAAAGAGTAGAGTCAATCACTGAGAAGGTGATTATTAAAGATACTAAACTAACTAACTTATACCAATTCTTAGATAGTCTAGGGGTAACCACAGACGAGATTGATAAGGTAGCTAACGGTACTATGGATGATATCGACAGAACCTTCTTAGCATCTAGTATTGAAGACGGTGAGAAGCTGTTAAAGCCATTCTCATTCTATGTAGACTTCAACAGTTCACACGTAACAGTGAACGCAACCAATGAAGAGGAAGCACACTCAATAGCCTACCTTAAGGTTAAGAAACAAATTAGTGAGTATCAAGATTCATTTGAGTTAAACATTGATGAGGTGTCTTACAGTAGAGATGGTGGTGACTACAATGAAAACATTTAAGATAATCACAAGAGAAATCATTACATACAAGGTAGTGGTAGAAGCTGAAGACTTTGATGATGCTTGTGCTAATTGGCACAATAAAGACATTGCCGAGTACAAAATCATTCACAACGGATGGGAAACAGATGAAGTAACTGAAATAAAAGAGGACAAGACATGAACGTATTAAGTTTATTTGACGGCATGTCATGTGGCCAAATAGCACTTGATAACTTAGGTGTTAAGGTTGATAACTACTATGCATCAGAGATTGATAAGTGGGCTATTCAAATCACTAAGAAAAACTACCCGAACACCATCCATATTGGAGACGTAACTAAGGTGGTGGCAGATGACTTACCTAAGATTGATTTGTTATTAGGTGGTTCACCTTGTCAAGGATTTAGTTTTGCAGGTAAGCAACTTAACTTTGATGACCCAAGATCAGCCCTATTCTTTGAATACGTGAGACTTCTTAAGGAATTGAAGCCTAAGTACTTCTTAATGGAAAACGTACGAATGAAGAAGGAATATCAAGCGGTAATTAGTGAGCAATTAGGGGTAGAGCCTATTTTGATTAATAGTTCTTTATTAACAGCCCAAAACCGTAACAGATTGTATTGGACTAACTTACCCGTAGAGCAACCCGAAGACAAAGGTATTGTATTGAAAGATATCTTAGAGGATGGATTTGTCGATAGAGATAAGTCACACTGCTTAGATGCTAACTACTTTAAAGGAGGTAACCTAAAGTCCTATTTTGAGAAACACCGAAGACAATTGGTATTCTCTAAAGATGGATTGTGTCATGTTGGTGATGCTGATTTGAAGGGTAATGATTCAATTAAGAGAGTCTACCATCAAGACGGCAAAGCACCAACACTCACTACAATGGGTGGTGGACATAGAGAGCCTAAGGTATTGGTAGTGAAGGAAGCCACTAAGAAGGGGTATACAGAGATAGAAGATGGTGACTGCTTTGACTTGACCTTCCCTAAGAGTAAGACTAGGCGTGGTAGAAACATGAAGGATAAGAGTAACTGCTTAACCGCTGCCAACTATGAGTACATGAGGTATGAGCACCCTACTTACCGTAAGCTAACACCACTAGAATGTGAACGCTTACAAACAGTACCAGATAACTACACTGAAGGTGTGTCAAACACACAGAGGTACAAAATGTTAGGCAATGGATGGTCGGTTTCTGTCATAGAACACATACTACAAGGTATGAACATCGAAGAGAGGGATTATGTTTGAGTTTTTACTAACAATATCAATAATCCTATGGATAGCTTTAATTTATAAAACATGGAGGGTTTATCATGAAAGAAATATACGAGATAGAATATCAAGGAAACTTTAGAACGAAAGGTAAGAAGACAAAAGAAGAGTTATTAAAAGATTTGAAAGTTAATCGTGATAACTTTGGTGAATGGTGTGGACATATGTTGATTGAATTCGATGAAACCATAGAGAGGTTAGAAGATGAGAAAGATTAATATAGAGTTTGACTATTGGGACTACCTAGAGGCAACAGATAGGCTTAATACGGACTTCAGTAGAAAGAGATGGCTACACCTAGTAGCAGTAATTAACAAGGAGTCTTGGATTGATATCATGAATGGTGAAATCAGAGAGACAGTACAATTAGCAGATGGAGATATGGAATGAATATAGATATTAGAAAGAGAGCAGGACAAGGGGCACGAGATACTTTTAAATCTTCGGGCGTTGTAGATAGTTCATTTGGAACGATGGCAGTAGGTAGTAAGATTCACGGTGTTAACATTAGAGAAAAGACACTACTTAAGATTAGAGGTGGTAAGTCACCTCTTAAGGTAGCTAATGAATACTTGATACTAAAGAGTTTAATAATCCAAGTTAGCCTAAAGGAGACCCAAGCATGACTATCATAGACAAAGTAAACATAGAAGAGTGCAAGATCCAAGAGAAGTGGATTGCTGCCATAGCTAGAGATCCAGATGCATCAGACTACTACCTATATAAGTATGTAATGTTACTTAAGGAAACTAGACTAGAAGATTATAGAAAACTAATGGGAAGGTATTCAGTATGAGTTACGTAAGAATAACAAATGATGAAGCAATGGATAGTATCTGTGATGCTATGGAATACATAAACACAGTCTTACCTTACGATATTAAAGAAGCTGAAGACCTAGTGTCAAGGTTGCAGGAAACTATCAAGTGGGTTGAATTACAAGTTGATGGTGATTGGGAAGATACTGACGAAAACACTAAGGAGAAGGTATGAGACCACTACCGATGGGAAGTAGTAAGTGTATCTGTTGCCCAACTAAAGATGGGGTATTAGATAGCATAAGAGAAGTAATAGAGTTAATAGATACTACTAGCTACGAAGCCGAAGAAGATTATAAACAAGCTAAACAATTAGTATATGAATTAAATAAGGCTATTGAAGTAATAGAGAATATAAAGGAGTGGATGGAATGACTAGAGAAGAGATGATAGACAAGACAGCAGGTTTGATGACAATGAATGTGGATATGGATATACTGATGCATTCATACTACATGAAGATGTGCAATTACCTTTCAGAGAAGGATACAGAGTTACTTGAAGATATCTTAGAGGAAGTACAACAGACATATAATAATAACTTGGGGAAAAAAGAGGATGAACAAATCAACTAGAACTTATAAATTAGATGACGGTACTATTACAACCGTGGATGAAATGGTAGCTGAGACAGGATACCCTCGTAGTACCTGCTACTCAAGACTTATTAAATTCACTGATCCAAGTAAGGTCTACAAGTCCATAAGCCCTACAAGGTGCACACACGGTCTTAAGGACTCTGACGGTAGGTATACCTATACGTTAGACGATGGGTCAGAATGGACTAGTGCAACTTTAGCAGAACACTTAGGATGTAAGGTGTCTACAGCAGGGACTAGATTGTCCTGCATGGATGGCATTAGTGAGAGAGTACTAAAGCCTATCTCTGATAAGGTTAAGGTAAGTAAAGAAGTAAGTACTAGGCACACTGACAGGATGTACTATGATATTCATGGTCATTGGGCTTTAATCAATAGGTGCATATAATGAATACTACTAAAAGAGAACTCCAAATTAGCCCAGAGAATTCGAAGAAGACTCTTCAAATATATAAGAGACTTCGATACCCTACCCTAGCCTTAGTATGCCTAATATCTATGCATTCTAGTGTGGCAGCAGTAGATGATAACTTTCAATTCCCTGTTGAAGATAGTTATTTCTTTAACTACCCAGTGTTTGACTACACTGAGAGGTCTATTTGGACACCTATGAGGGTATTAGGAACACTGATGGCTAAACAGAACGGACACTACCAGAAATGTATTAGGGATAGTGCTTGTAATATGTTAAAGTATCATGAATGGTTTACTTATATAACCTCTAATGGACTACAATTACGGTATAATAAAGATACCTTTAAACTTAACAAATGGAGTAAATAGTAAATGGAACGAATTAAACAGATTAACTTAAAATTACCAGAAAAGACATTAGAACAATTAGATATTAAAGCATCTAAAATGGGACTCAATAGGACTTCTTACATAAAGCTGATCGCTATGATGGACGTTGAGTTTCAATTAGTAAGTACTCCTAGTAGTACCTCAGGAGCGATAGACCCCCCTAGTAGTCTATAGTGGGTCTATAGTAGTATCCTCTTAAGTGGTATTCTTAGGGGGTGGGTTTGTGAGCCAAGTAGTACCGTCCAAATATGATAACAAATGAGCTAGTATAGTCTAATATAGGGGGTCTTTCGATTGTCCTCTATAGGTGAGCCAACCTTGAGTAAGTAGTAGAAGTAACACTCTGTTATGCAACACACATAATAGGGGGTAGTGATATGCAACTATGATGACTGTCTAGTCGTTACTTCTATAGGTGAGCCAACTATACATATAAATATAATTAAATAAGAGGGGAAATCAAGTAATGATTGATAGGAAGTTTATTGTCAAGTTAGTAAGTAAGTTAAATTTTATACAAAAGAAGAATAATAATCCTTCACCTTTATGTAGGTACTTAAGAAGGTATGAAGGGGATAGGGAAGAGTTATCTAATATCATATTAGAGGCTGTTATTAAAGGGGTATCAAATAGAGAGCAATTAGTTAGTATAGGTGAGGCTGTAGGTACTAGGTTATTGCACTTAGAGGGTGAGAAGATGACTGATCTTACCTTTGGTGGTAACTATAAGAAGAAGAGAGAGTTAGTAAAGATTGGAATAGAGGCTGTTGGTCTATTAGCCTTATCGGGTTGTATTAGATTAGCTAAACCTATTAAGGTGGGTGGTAAGAATGAAATGTATACTGTTGAACCTGCCTGTGATGAGTTTCTTAAGCTTATACTTACTTCTGATGAATCCTTAGGTAATTTTCCTACTAATGAGTATGTCCCTTGGGTTTCTCCTTGGAAGGGTGTTAACTCTATTGTTAAGAGAATGCCTGTAGGTTGGGATGAGAAGTATTCTAAAGAAGAGATACCACATGTCTATGAGGCTCTGAATAACTATGGTTCTACACCCTTTGTGATTAATGATGGGATACTTAAGGTTGCTCAACTTATGGAGGATGCAGGGTACTGTTGGATACCTGAGGTGATACCACAGGCTACAGTTACTGAGGCTCTATGTGACCTTATGAAGGTTAAGAATAAAGAAGACTTTGTTAGGGATAAGAAGTCTCAGTGGGCTATGTCTCAAGGTATCAACAGTAGGTACTTAGATAAGATGTCTAAACAGATGGCTAAGGATTGGTATACAGAGAAGGCCGACCCTCTCATTAAGGTGGTTGCTGCACACTCTAAGAGAAGAGAGTTTGATATGGTTATTAAGAAGGCTACTGTTATTAATGACAGAAGTAAGGGGTCTCTGTCTCTAGAGGATGCACCCTTCTTCTTTGACTTCCAATTAGATAGTAGGGGTAGATTCTATCCTATGCAACAGTGGTTAGAACCTACAGGTAGTGATCTGGCCAAGTCTCTATTACAATTCTTTAATACTCAAGAATGGTCAGAGAATGTAGAGGCTCACTTAGCCTACCATATAGCCAACTGTGCAGGTATGGATAAGCTATCTAAGCAGGATAGGGTTAATTGGGTTTATGATAACTATGAGGCCATTAAACATGCTGTTGAAGATCCACTTAACTCCGCCCTACTGTTTAAACTACAGGGTGAGAAGAAGACCAAGTGGCAATTCCTAGCAGGTGCCATGTCCTTTGTAGACTTGAAAGAGAATGGTAGTGAGGGTTGGCAGTGCAGAATACCTGTTGGTTTAGATGCTACTAACTCTGGCCTACAGATCCTATCATTCTTAACTAGGGATAGGAAGGGCTGCCAAGATACTAATGTTATACAACACCCTATCAGAGAGATTGGTGATGCCTATGATGAAGTGTGGAATGTTGCCGTTAACAATATGTATAAGATGATGGATAAGTTTGATGAAGAGGAAAATGAGAAGGAGATGGATAAAAACCTAATTACTTCCTTCCAATTCAATGACTACATACAGTATGGCTCCAGAAAGGTCACCAAAAGACCTTGTATGTCCTACTATTATTCAGCAGGTGAAGATTGTATCAGATACCAGTTGTACAATGATAGGGCTACGTTCGGCTCTGATGCCTTCACGAAGATGAAGTTTAGAGACACTAAGCCTTTGTCTAGATGTATCTTCAAAGCACTTGACGGTAAGGACGGAGCCTACCCACCACAGGCAAATACACTTAAGGTATTCCAAAAGACAGCGTGTGCTGCGGTTAAGAATGCCACTGATGTGTACTTGTCTTGGAAGACTCCTACTAACTTCACAGCCTTCCAAGGGTACGGTCAAATACATACCGAGAGGTTAAGAGTTAGGTTTGGTGAGAAGAGGATAATGATAACAGTAGCCTTCGGCTTTAAGGGTATCTTGAAGAAGAGACATAAGACAGGCATATCAGCTAATATTGTTCATTCGCTTGATGCCTCTCTAATGACTATGGTGCTATCTAAGTTGGGCCGCATTGGGGTTACTGACTTTATGATGATTCATGACCAGTTCTCTGTACCTGCGAGCCAAGTAGATGTCCTATTTGATGAGTTTAAGATGGTATTCATAGATACTATAGGGTCAGACACTTTATCCTCTATACTGGAGGATTTGGGAGCCTCAGACTCTGAAATAGTCTATGGAGACGTAACAGATGATGAAGTCTTACATTCAAACTACATCATCAGTTAGTCTTATCTAGTCACAATCGGGTCTGTATTGATCTGTTACGGGGAATGAGTGGTTATGCTTGTTCCCTTTTTTATCGTCAAATTCATTTAAGAAGTTGTCAGCCTCTTTCACATACCATCTAGGTTCCCACATTTCATAGTGGTTGTATCCGAAGAATCCATTGTCTTTATATTCGTTGCTGCCGAAGTTATCGAAGAATCCTGCATATGCAGTTGTGTATAAGCTAGTTAGTAGTACTAAGCCAGTAATAGTCTTTTTCATTGTAATTTCCTATAGTTAAAAGTGTTTCCTTCTATAGGTGAGCCAACTATATAAGATAGTGCTAATATAGATGAAAGGACACTCCCCCTCTAGGAGGTAATGACAGTCAAAGGGGAGTGTGAAGGAATGAGAACAGAGAGTTGTTGGTAAGTGGTTCCTCAGGGTAGGCCTCTTCTAGGTATAACTACTATCTGTATCTCTTGTCACCTTTCTACTGGTAACAAATCAATCCATTGTTGTGTTTAATAAATCCCAGTTATATTAAGGAAACAATGTATTAGGTGTAGCGAATTATATCACCCTTTTCTAATATGTCAACCTTTATTTTAGGGTTGGCTCACCATTGCAGATAATAAACGTAATTGAGGGAGTTTTATGAAGGCATTAATAGACGGGGATGTGTTGGTGTATCAACTAGGTTGGGCCGCCCACAATAAAGAATGGGAAGTTAAGAATGATAAGGGAGATATATTAACAACTGAAGCCACTAAGACAGCTTGTAATAGTTTTATTAAAGAGATGTCACAGTTCACTATGTCTACCGATGGGTTCCATGTTGAACTAAAGAAGGAATGGTGTAACCCATTAGAGGAAACATTGGAGGCATTAGATAAGAAGATTGCTTGGATTGTTAAGAGAGCCAAGTGTTCTCTCTCTCAGATGTATATCTCAGGCTCCACAAACTTCCGAACTGAGGTAGCAACTATCAAACCCTATAAAGGTACTAGGTCTGGTGAGAAACCTCTCCAATATGAGGAGATTAGAGAGTATCTAAAGACTAAACATGAGGCCATAGTAAGTGAGAACGAAGAGGCCGATGACTTATTAGGTATTGACCAGACAGAGGATACATGTATATGTACTATCGATAAAGATCTCTGGACGGTACCTGGTTGGCATTATGACTTTAGGGTTGACTCTTTAGATTGGGTCAATGAGAAGGAAGCAGAGTACCACCTACAGTACCAATTCATATTAGGTGACACTGTTGATAACATACCAGGGATTAATGGATTAGGGAAGGTCAAGACCAAGAAGTTACTTGAACCCTCTACTAATAGGTGGGCTGACATAGCCGACCAATATAGAAATCAATATGGCAAAGATTGGGAGGGATCGCTGCTTGAGGTAGGAAGACTTCTGTACATAAGACAGAAGAAAGATGAAATGTGGGAAATTCCTGAAGCTTGCTACAGTAGGGGTTAGCAGGGTTGGCTCACCTTTGCAGATAATAAACGGAGTAAGTGAACATCTTTAGTTTGTTACTGCATTTAAAATAATATAATAATCGTGAGGAAATAAGATGGCACAGCAAGAAAAGAAAGTACTAAGAGACGTAGAGTTACATTGGTGTTCGGTAGATCCTGCCAGCCCAACTGAATCATTTGAGAAACTGGTTTGGACTGTGACTGCACATGTAGATAAAGATACAGCAAAGGCCTTGAAGAAGGACAAACTTATCCGTAACTTGAAAGAAGTTGAAGATGAGAATGGTGATGAAACTGGTATGTATAAGATTAATATCAATAAGTTAGCAGTATCTAGAGACGGTAAAGAGTTGATTCCACCAGGGTCATTCATTCTAAATGAAGCAGGTAAGATGGAGCCACTAGACACTAGTGCCGTAGGTATTGGTAATGGTTCCAAGGGTCATGTTTCTTATTCAATATATTCTTGGGAATATAACGGTAAGAAGGGTAAGTCAATGAGTCTTGCAAATGTAGTAGTAACTAGTTTAGTTCCTTATGTGAGATCGGACGGTGTAGACGAGTTCGGTTTTGAGAAGGAAGCAGGTAGTGAGTTCTCTCATAATGAGATTAAAGAAGCTGTAACTGAAGAGGATGTATTCTAAGTATAGATAAAATATAAATAAAGACCCCATATCTTACTTAAAGGTGTGGGGTTTTTTTATGTCTGAGAGGGAATATGGATGAAGAGAAAGGAAGGCTACTTAAGTCAGACCAACCGTGTGACTTTGACGGCTGCGATTCATCTGATGGGAAGGCATACTACGATAATGGGGATAGGATTTCATCCCATTGTTTTGTATGCGAACAATCAAGAATAGAAGAATATAAAGATAGTTATAAATGGGAGGCACCTAAGGTGACAACAGACTTTGAAGATGTAGAAGCAGTAAATGATATTAGGAATGACTTTGAGATAAGAGGTTTTGAAGAGAGGAAGATACCTAAGGCAGTATCAGAGGCTTATGGTGTTAAGGTTGGTTACGACAACAAAAGAAACATTAAGTACCACTACTACCCTGTCCTCGGCCAGAACAACCAAGTAGAAGGTTATCAAAGAAGAGATGTAGTAGACAAGAAGTTTATAGGAATTGGTAATGTAGCTAACACACAACAACTCATAGGTACTGGTATAGCCTCTAGTAGGAACTTACTGGTTATCGCTGAGGGTGTACTAGATGCAATGTCCTATCAGACGGTTATATATAAGAAGTACGGTAGGTTCTTTCCTGTAGTTAGTGTAATCAATGGAGCAGGTGGTGCTAGGAAGCAAATCGCCCACAACTTAGAGTACATCAACTCTTTTGATAAAGTAGTCCTAATGTTTGACCAAGACGAATCAGGACAGAAGGCAGCACATGAGTGTGCCAAGATGATAAGAACGGGCAAGGCTCACATAACACAGTTAGGTACATACGGTAAGGATGCCTCAGACTACTTAGTCAAAGGTAAGACAAAGGAACTGACTGCTGCTATCTGGGAAGCTAAACAGTACTCTCCAGCAGGGATTATCAACTCTAAAGAAACTTATGAAGAGTTTATAAAGGATAAGAGAGAGGATTCAGTACCTTACCCAGAGTGCTTTGGTAATGTTAATAACATGACCTACGGTAGACGTACAGGTGAGTTGACTATCTTCACAGCAGGTACTGGTGCAGGTAAGTCTACTTTCTCTAAGGAAGACATCTATCACCTACTTATGACTACTAATGACCAAGTTGGTATTGTGTCACTAGAAGAGAGTGTCAGAGAGACGATGGATAGGATTGTAGGCATCCATATCAACCACCCTATCTATCTACCTGACTCAGTGTTTGATCGTAAAGGAGAGGAAGGTAAGAAGGCTTGGGATGAGACAATGGGGTTAGGTAGATTGACTCTATTAGACCATCAAGGTTCTGTATCTGATGATTCACTTATGACCAAGATGGAGTACATGGTGGCCTTAGGTTGTAAGTGGTTGTACTTAGACCACATCACTATGGCTATATCGGAGACTGATGGTAATCAGAACCAAGCTATGGATAAGGTTATGTCTGACTTACTTAAGTTATGTAAGAAGCATGATGTATGGATTGGTGTGGTTTCTCACTTAAGGAAGGCACCTTCTGGTGGTAAATCCTTTGAAGCAGGAGCTGAGATCACTGAGGATGACTTAAAGGGGTCTGGATCACTTAAGCAGATATCAATGCAGACTATAGCCTTCTCTAGGAATAAGCATGCTGACTCTGAAGATGAGAGACAGGAAGTTAAGATCTCTGTACTTAAGAATAGATTCTCAGGAACTATCGGGCCAGCAGGTAAGGCTAGGTATGACAGTGGAAGTGGGAGGTTGTACAAAGTACTTAGTGAATTTGATTAGGGGGAATTATGAGGTTAGTATTTGACTTAGAAGCTAATGGGTTTCTTGAGAGTGTGGATAGGTTGTGGTGTATTGCTGCCTATGACTTAAACACTCAAAAGACTTATGTATTTTCAGATAACGACAAAGGTTGTAAAAGTATAAAAGAAGGACTTAAGCTACTACATGACGCAGATACACTTATAGGCCATAACATCATAATGTATGACTTACCTGTCCTTGACAAGTTGTTCGGTATAAAGTTAGAAGGTAAGATTATTGACACTTTCCTACTTAGTCAAATGTTGGACTTCAACAGAAGACTTAAGTTTTCACAAGGTAGGCACAGTCTCAAGAATTGGGGTGAGTACTTTGACGTACCTAAGCCTAAGCAAGAACAATGGACCAAGTGGGAACCTAATATGCTACATAGGTGTATAGAGGACGTACGTATTAACGTACTAGTCTATAGGCATCTTATTAAGGAACAGAAGACCATCAAGGTGCCTAAGAGGACTATGGAAAGAGAGATGGAGGTTGCTGCTATTAGTGCTCAACAGGTTAAGAACGGTTGGTTGTTTAATAGAAGGTTAGCTGAGAGACATGTTAATTTCTTAGATAGGGAATTAGAGAGGATTGCTAACCTAGTGGAGCCACTGTTGCCTAATGTAGTCAAATGTAAGGACACTTGGATAACCAATGAAGAGTGTAATACACTCATGGATACTAAGGGTATTAGCTACGATTCTGGTCTGGGTTCTAAGCGATTAAGAGAACCCAAGACTAAGCTATTCACTATGGCAGGTAAGGTACATAGCAATACAGCTAAGTGGTTTAATATATCACCTGATGATGTTCATCTAATAGGTGGGTTCTACTGTAGGGTTGAGTTTATACCTGTCAAGATGACTCAGACTGCTGAGATAAAGAAGTTCTTGTTTACTCAAGGGTGGCAACCTACTCAGTGGAATATGAAGATCAATGAAGATGGTGAGAAAGAGAGAACGTCAGCCAAGCTTACTGAGGATTCCTTTGAGTCTATTGAGGGTGACATTGGTAAGGACTTAGCACTTCACGCTATCTATAGACACAGAAGAAACACTATCCTCAACATGAAGAACGATAAGAAGGGGTGGTTAGGTGTCATGAGAGAAGACTCCAGAGTTGAGTGTGTACCGTTTACTTTAGGTACTGCTACAGGTCGTATGTCTCATAGGAAACTTGTTAATGTACCAGGGGCTAAGTCAGTCTTCGGTAAGGAAATGAGAGAACTATTCATAGCACCTAGAGGTGATGTCTTAGTAGGTTGTGACTTAGCATCTGCCCAGTTGAGGTTGTTAGCCTCTGCAATGGAAGATGACGATTACTCTGAAACAGTACTTACAGGTAAAGAGTCGGAAGGTACTGACATTCACACTGTTAATGGTATCTCAGCAGGCCTAATTGACCCAACCTGGGACTTACATAGTCAAGAGAGGTCAAACGGTAGGTCTAACAGTAAGACGTTCATATACGCAATGCTGTTCGGATCAGGTGATGCCAAGATTGGAACTATTGTTGGCGGTACCTCTGGTGACGGTAGGAAACTTAAGAAGAGATTCTTGAATAACCTACCTGCTCTTAGTACTCTGATTAACAAACTTAAGAGACAGTACAAAGATTCTGGTAAGAAGTTTATCAAGTTACAAGACGGTAAGAAGATACAAGTAGACTCTGACCATAAGATACTTAACTATAGGTTACAAGGGGACGAAGCTACACTTACTAAAGAATGGATGTGTGTGTCAGATAAGAGGATTAAGAAGGAAGGATTAAGATGTAATCTTCTTGCTGTGATGCATGATGAGCAGAACTTTGAGTGTCACCCTGATGATGCAAGTAGGTTGGCTAAACTACTAGAAGAGACAGCTACTGAGGCAGGTGAGAACTTAGGGTTCTACTGCAGAATGGACGGTAGTTCTAAAATAGGAAACAATTGGTATGAGATACACTAATGGAAAGTGATTCTATATGTATAGAAGAGGCACTTGAACGTATGTCTGATATGAAGGGTAGGTGTGAGAGGGGTGAAGATTGGGAGTTATATCTCAGTATGGAGACCACACTACAACTTCTAAAAGAGATGGGTTTCAAGAGAATATCAAAATATAAAGGAGGAGACTATGAGTGAGTTGTTTATGTGGGAGCTGTTGATAGCAGTATGTGCCCTAGGTGCTTGGTACACACATTGGTCTAACGGTAATTCGTACAACAGGGGTTTGATCGATGCTGTACAGATGCACAATGAAGGACGGCTCACATATGAGTCTAGTTATGATGATGAGGGTACAGAGATGTTAGATATAAGAATAGAACCTGAGGATTTTGAATGAAGACTGAATACTTAGGGATAACGATAGATCGTACTAGAGACAGGACAATGCCTGAACAGGCAAGGGAACTTGTTAAGGGATACTATCTAAGGGGGAAGGAGAAGAGTCCACAGGAGGCCTACGCTAGAGCCTCAGTGGCCTATTGTGATGGAGACTTAAGTCTAGCACAGAGGTTATATGATGCTGTCAGTAATGGTTGGTTTATGTTTAGTAGTCCTGTACTTAGTAACGCTCCTGCTGAAGGAGAGCAAGCTAAAGGATTACCTATTTCTTGTTTTCTTTCTTACGTACCTGACACTCTTGATGGGCTTATTGAACACCAATCGCCACCAACAACAACGGCATCCATAAAAGCATCAGTAATATTGATAGCATTGTTAAGATTAAAGCACTTCCTATTAAGATCACCTCCCGTAGGTACTCTAATGTTGAGGAACTCGATAATGTCTGGGTGACTGACTGCCATATACGCTGCATAACTTCCCTTCCTTGTTTGACCTTGTTTATAAGCTGTCATTGCTGAATCAGCTACCTTAATGAATGGTATTGGTGATGGTGCCTTATCACTTACTGCACGTACATCTGACCAATGGCCCCCGACCCCACCGCCTTTAACACTGAGCCAAGCCAACTCTGATTGGTGTTCAATAAGACCATCAAGAGTGTCAGGTACGTAAGAGAGAAAACAA